GAACACTTTGCCGCTCAAGAAGCTTTCGTAGCTAATCAACGAGCAGTAGGTGAAATGAAACTCTGTAAACACGATATGCCCGTAGGACATTGTAAAGATTGTGACAATGAACACACTCAGGATGATGAATCAATTCCCTCTGTAACTGATACCGATAGTCTCGGATCCAGTGATGATGAGGATATTGAATTGGAACCTGGTGTTGTATTGGAGTCTCAATGGGGTGTACCAGACTATAAGGATGTTATGGCGTATTTATATGACCTAGAAACTTCTCTAATGGAATGGTGGACCCAAATGAAGATGACTTTACTTACGTCAACCTTTGGACCAAGTATTATTGCTTACCTTGTTCGTCAACGTGCGCATAATATGGTGAAGGAGACCCTACCTATGTTCGGTTCTGCTTTATCAATGGTCTTGATTTTCGCAGCTCTTATGGTTCCGCAAGCTTGTAATATCTTACTCGTTTTAGTATGTGGTTATGGATATTTCTTGTGGACCGAGTATCAAAAACTCAAAGAACAAGTTAAAAACGAATTTCTGGTTACCAATAGGCCTTCTGATTATTTTAAGAAGATGGACTGGTCTACCAAGAGAAATATTGTTGGTTTTTTCGTTGTCATTGGACTGTGGAAATTACTTTCATTTTTGGCGAAAGCTTGGAAAAAGTTGCCTACAGCGCAAGCTGCTGCTCCTATTACGCTTACTCCTGATGCTAAACCCTATCAGTTAGAAACTGAATTTTGGGATGTGCATGCTAGAGAAAGGCAATATAAAATTGGAGATGCAGGTGTGACTGACAAAGCTCGTACTACTACGCATGAGCAAATCAATCACGTTGTTGGTAAACGTTTGAAAGTTGTTATCAAAACTGATGGAACACAAGTCAATGCATTACCCCTTAAAGGGAATGTTATGTTGATTCCGAATCACTTTGTGAGGAAGACAACTGACTATGTTCAAGTTAGAAACATTGGTGGTTCATCCTACATGAATTTTCCACTTTCACAAGCTGCTTGCGAGAGAATTCCTGGCACCGACCTTGCAGTCTGGTATTGTCCAGGGATTGGAAATCAGAAAGATTTGACTGAATACTACCCTAAGGAAATTTTGGATGGTAAGAAGTTGGAAGTATATACTTTGTATAACACTGATGGAACTCTCAAGCAATTTCCAAAAATGATGGCATCCAAAGGCAGAGTTGTTACCACGGAGGGTGGTATCTTCTCTGGATTGAATTACACATTCCCCGAAGACACTTTCGGTGGTTTGTGCATGGCAACACTTATCGGAAATGCTAAAGGAACTCCTTTCATTGCTGGTCATCACTTGGCTGGTCGTGGAACTACAGGAGCTGCGGGTTTTGTAACTCGCCCTCAGATTGAGGCTGCTATTGAGAAACTAGGCACTAAGCCTGGTGTCTTGATTTCTCATTCTGCTGTTCCTATGGAAACTCAGTGTATGGGAGTGGACTTCGGTCCTCTTACTCCTGTGCATGAGAAGTGTCCTACTAAAGCACTTCCTGCAACTGCTAAGATTAGAATTCATGGTACACACAATCAACCACGCAGCTCTGGAAACAAGAGCAGGGTTGTTACATCATTGATTTCTAAGCATGTTGCTGATGTGATGGATATTGAGAAGGAACATGGACCACCCCAAGACATGGGAGGTTCATACCACAAGGAAGTTGATATTGCTGGAAAAGTGGATACTGCTGTTAAATTTGATACAGAGTTGACACAGAAAGCTTATGTTGATTATTGTACTCAATTGGAAAAAATCCCTGAGTCAGAAATCGCTAAGTTAGGAAAAATGTCAGATGATGCAAATCTTGCTGGCATGGACGGAGTGATTGGAATCAATGCTATGAATTTCAGTACTTCTATTGGGTTTCCCTGTAAGGGTCCCAAAACACAGCTCGTAGAAAAGAGCGATCGCACTGTTAAGGGAATCACTTGCCCTAGAGATGTAGATCCTATTGTGTTAGAAGAAGTCAAGAAGATGGAAGCCAAACTTTTGAAAGGTGAATCAATCAATGCCATTTTTAAAGGTGCTTTGAAAGATGAGCCTGTGAAGGTTACTAAGAAGAAGTGCAGAGTGTTTGCAGCGGCAAACTTTGCCTTCGTTATGCTTGTTCGTAAGTATTATCTTAGTTTGGCAGCATTGTGTCAGCGTAATAAGATTTTGACTGAATGCGCTGTTGGTACAGTTGTCCAATCTCCGGAATGGACTGAATTGTACAATCACATTGGAAAGCATGGCTGGGATAGAGCCATTGCTGGAGATTATGCCAAGTTTGATGGAAGAATGAGCCCACAGTTTATGTTAATGGCTTTCAAACTTCTTATCAGACTAGCTGAGAAATCTGGTAATTATGACGCTGATGATTTGACTATTATGCGTGGTATTGCCACTGAGATTTCTTACCCAACTTATGATTATTTTGGTACTCTTGTTCAATTTATGGGATCAAATCCATCTGGACATCCGTTGACCGTTATTATCAATAGTTTGGTTAATTCTCTTTACATGAGGTACACCTACTACGCTATTGCTCGCAAGAAGCGTTGGTGGAAAGTTCCTCTATATTCCGACATTGTGTCCCTAATGACATATGGTGATGATAATATCATGACCGTCAAGAAGGGATATGATGATTACAACCACACAGCTATTGCTGCTGAGTTTTCCGAAGTTGGAATTACTTACACTATGGCTGAAAAGGAC